CCCAAGACTTGTTCTTACGGTTTTCAGTTTCCGAAGCACGGTAACGTACGTGTAAGAATGGACGCTTGATGTTAGCTCCAAGTTGTTGGTCATATACTGTTGAAGTTCCAGCTGGTACTAGTACTCCTTCAATATCTTTAAACCCACCTCTTGTAGACCAGTCGTTTAAGTATTTCCAGTCAGTTTTGTAGAAGTCATAAGACCCACGACGGTATCCTGTAAACCCTAAATTAAGAGCCATATCTTCAGAATTGTTAAATACTCCGAAAGAAGTTCCTCCAGAATATCCACCGTTTTGTTGAGCTAAAATGTCATCAATCTCTAAAGAAAGATCACGATTTAAGAAAAGCATGTTTTCTTCAATAGCTCCCTGCTTGTCTAGTTGCTTAAGTACTGCATCAAAATCAGTTAATGCACCACCTGTAGATTGTGCACCAAAGTCAGAATATACATTACCACGAGATTCAATTGCAGCAAAGAAACCTTCAGTTCCTTTAGCAGTAGCAGTGATGTTAGCATCGTAAAAGTCAAGTGTAGCACCTGTATTAGCCTGCTCCACGCCTTCAACCATACTCATCTCTAAATAATCTTCCCAACGTAGTCTGTTTTCGTGCTCAGACTTTAGGTACCATAGGTATCCGCTAGCTCCATTTTCAGAAGAAACTTCAATCCATCCGATTTGAGCAGTGTCAGAACCGTTGATAGAATAGTGCTCTTTTAAAATAACTGGGCTATTTGCAAAAGTAGCGTAGCTAGGATCTAGCTTTTCAGTAAAGTTAGAAGATCCTTTAGCAAATTCAGAACCGTAAGCTAAAGCAGTAAAGCGCTGAGCTGTAGTAATAGCAGCATGCCCTTTAAAAGTTTTAACTTGGAAGTGCTGTCCAACTACGTTAGTAATAATACCTTTGATAACTGCATCTGATCCACCTACAGCTGAAGTAGCTGAAGATTGAGCTTGAACCATTACTGTTTGTCCCTTACGGAAGTTACAAGCAGTTGTTCCTTGTGTAGTTAATCCTAAGCTAGTAGGTTGTGCAGCTGGTACGTGAAAGTTAAGTACCGCACCACCGTTAGCAGCTTGAGCAACAGCAGCAGGAGTAGATCCTGATGTTGGCATTGTTCCAGCATTACCTACACACTGTAGGTTTGCGTAACGTGTGTGTAATCTACCTTGTTCAGTCCAGATAATTTGGTCTGAAGTAGTAGGCATCTCAGCAGATACCATACGAAGGAAAGATCCAATAGAGCGATTTCCGTAACGCTCTACTTCTTGTTCGTAAACATCTGGTAAGAATTGTTGTGCCCACATATTAAATGAGCTGTCTGTAAAATCAATGTAATTTCCAGCATATAATGCTTTGCCTTGTGTTGGTTGCAAAGCAGCTGGTATACCGCCTGTAAAAGCCATAATAAAAAGTTTTTAATAATTGTTTATTTCCATTTTATGCGCAATTTGTCAGAACTATTAGAAGCTACAACCTTAACTGGGCTATTAGAATAATTTTTTTGTGATGCAGCATCTTGTCTTGGTGACATATCAATATTTTTAGATTGCTTAGCACTATTTTTTAAAGCATCGGCACGGCCTTGCTCATAAAAGTGATTAGCTATTTTATCTACATTTTCTGCTGCAAACAAAGCTCTATGATATTCTAACGGCTTTGTCATTTTTCCTGATTCTGGATCTAAATATTTAGATACAAAATTAGATAGGTCAGATTGTTTACTTTTAACCTTTTGTGAATCATCAACTTTAAACCTATATTTTTTGTCTCCTACTTTGAAGTCAAAACCTTTGAACTCCTCGTTAAAAACTTTATTGGTTGCTTGTTGAAAAAATTCAGAATTTTGGTTATTAATATCTTCTGATTCTTTTGCTTGTTTATAAAAGTCAAAAGCTTCTTTATACTCTTCAGGAACATTACTTTGCTTTCTTAACTTAAGATCAGCGTAATATTTTTCCTTAGAAGTATTAAAATGATTTTGTGCTTTATATAAATCTTCTTTAAATGCTAATTGCTTAGCTTTAGCTTCACTTTCATCTACTGCTTCTTCATCAAATCCAAATTTATTTTGCATCATGAATGAAATGTCAGCATCGTCTAAATGAGGCTTTGTTGCTTTTAAATATTCGTAAACTAGGCTTGTGGGTTCAAGAGCTGAAAAATCTCTGTTTAGACTAACGTAGTCTTCAAGACTTCCACCTGTTTCTTCCATAAAGCTTACTAGCTTTTGAATATCCTCTGGCATTTCAATATTTTTTTCTTCTGCCTCTTCAACCGCTTCAACTATTTTTTCTTCAATAGATTCAGTAGCTGGAGGCGCTTCGTCTGATATAAGTTCTAGCGGCGACCCCTGCTCGTAACCCTGCTCGGCAGGCTCTTCAGTTGGTTCTTGCTCGTTTTCTTGCTGAACTTTTCCGCTAACCTCGGGTTCGTCGCGTAAAGGTACTTCCTCTGGGCTTGACTCTTGAATGGCATTTTCTTCTGTGTTTACTGGTTTATCCAAATTAACTTTATAGGTTCCATCGTCTTGAAACCCATACTCGGGGCTAACCTCTCCTTGTTCAACAGCCTGTTCAATTACAGCTGCTTCTTTTTGTTGAGCTGTTGTGTTTTCAATACCATCAACAGCTTTTACTTCAATGTTCTCTTGTTCCATAATATATAATAAGATAATTAATAATTTTACTTAGCTTCAAACCTAGATAAGTCAAAGCCTCCTAAAACATCATTGCCTTTTGATTCAAAGGACTTTTTGGGTTTTTCTGTCCTCGGTGGGCCAGCTATAGAGCTAACAGATATATTCTTTTTATCTGCTATTCTTTCTTGTGTTTCACTTTGTTTTTCAACAAGTTCTTTTTGAGCTGAAAGTTCAAGCTCTTTAAGTTTAACATTTAAATCATACTCAAATTGCATTAATTCTTTTTTAGTAGACGCTTCATATTGCATCTTTTTAATATCTAATTCATTTTCAGTTTTTTGAATTTGAATTTAAGACTCTGTAGCAATTTGATTAGCGTTAGCTTTAGCTTCTTCAATACCGATCTGCGCTTGTCCCTGGGCTTCTGCCTGAGCGACCGAAGCGGCTTCGGATTGAGCTGCATCTGCTTGTTGCTTTTTAACTCTTCTAAATTTAAGTAATTGATTAGCCAGTTTTATGTTTCGCACTTGCCTAATATCAATAGCATCTTCAAGAAATATGCTTCCTTGCGTTAATGCCATTTGTATATTATTTTCTAGCCTAGCTTTTTCTTCTTCGTCTGGCTCTAAATCTAAGAATATTCCAAAATCGTGTAGGTGTAAGTTTTGCAATTCTTTTAATGACCCTACAGAAAAGCCTCCTATTGAATTAATAAATAATTCTTTTGTAGGATGAAACTCTAAAACATCTTTAAATCTTAATGATATACACTCGGCAAGCTTTTTAGTTATAAACATGCTTGAGTCTAAAATATGCCTTGTAGCTACATTACTATTAGCAGCCGCCATTTTTTGCACACCAACTAAAGCTTTAGGATCCGGATCTGAACCATCTCTAGCTTCATTCAAACCTGTTATGTCTCTAATCATTTGCAGGTATTGGTTGTATGCACCTATAAGAAGCTGTACTTGGTTACCACCACCTCCAGGCAATTCTTGAATTGGAACTTTACCGGGATTTGGGTCGCCTTCAACAGTTAATGATCTACCTATAATAGATCCTGTTTGGAAATACATATTTAATGCCTCTTGAGGGTTATATGATGTTCCGTTACCTAAATCAATTTCCGCCAAACCATCTGCATCAAGATAAACACCTGATGGTGTCATTCTTTGTATTGCTTGCTGAAGCTTTAAATGCGTTAACTGAATTAAATCAGCATATGGCGTCATTTTGGAAACTAAAGAGTTTATTTTACCTTTATATATTCTAGGTGCACAAACAACATAATTCATAAGAACCTTATTCGCATTTGAACTAGGCCTAATCATATTGCTAGCTTTTTCCCATTTTAAAAGTTTGTTTTGACCTAAAACGTAAACACCCTCATATAACACTTCTTCTGCTTTGGCAACTCTTTGGAATCTTGTTCTTTTATCTTTAGGTGGATTAAACTCATCATCCTTCTTAATTGCTTTTTCTGCACCTGTAGAAGTTTCTTTAATTTTGTATACGTTGTTTCCCCACGTTTTCCAATTAAAATATAAAACAGTAGCTACATTGTTGTCGGCGTTATCATTAGTATTGTCAAAGTTTAAGTTGTATGTAGACCAACTCCCGCTTTTTTTAGCAATCTCATCAAAGTCTTCATCTTTTAAAGAAGGAAATTGTTTTTTAAGCTCATTGAGTTTAACCTTTTTAACTTCACCAAAATAGTATACGTCGTTAAAATATGGATCTTCTGTATATGAATATACTAAATTAGCAGGATCAACATAATCTAATTTAACACCGTCAGTATTATTAAAAGAATGTTTCATTGCCCCAATTCCTAAAACAGTTAAATCGTAATCAACTCTGTTTTTAAGGTATTCATATTTATTAAGATTAAATATGTTTTCAATTGCCTCTTCTTCTGCAATTTCAATGCCTTGTTTGTAATTAAGCTGCATGTATAAATCAAACTCTTCTGAATTAGAAGGAAGATTTTGTTTTTCAACATTACGTACGTCTACACCTAATTGGTTCTCTACAGCATCAAGCATTGCGGCTGCATTCATATCTCTTTGAATAGCCTCTACATATTGAGTACGTCTTTCTGTTGATAAAGTATCTTCTCCTTTTGCTCTTACAGAATACAGTCTATCCTGCATTCCGTTAACAACAATGTCAACAAATTTAGGAATAATAGGTACCGGTTTCCAATCAAGGTTTAAATAAGATAAATCACCGTTAATAGCAAATTCATCTTTATACTTTTTAATAGATTGGTCACCTCTAGCATAAAGTTTCAATTTGTGAAAGTCATCTCTTGTGGAATAATATCTTCCTTGTATGCCTTGGCCTTGGTTAAACCATTCTTGCTCTATAGCCTTAGCTACTTTTGTTCCGTATTCAACTGATTTTTTTTCAGAGTCCGAAACAGCTTGACTTGGAAAATCATAACTTTGCGATTTAGTCTTTGCCATATTTATTTTATTATCTCGCTTCTAGCTCCGGAGTTTCTATATTTAGAAAAACCAAAGTTTAATTTTGTTTTTTGCCTAACAGGCGCTGGTCTATATAAATGTTTTCTACACGCCATAATGGCTAATCCGCTGCTTATAGAAGCATCGTGTGCAGTACGTTTTGAAATATCAAATGTTGCCCAATCTTCAAGTGTTCGTTGAAAATACATATTACCATAGTCTTCGTTAATTTTACCAACGTAGTCTTCTATATAAGACTCTATAGCAGCAGCGTGAGCTTGCTTTATATCTTCAGACGTATTAGGTATACCACCTAATTCATTTTCAGTTTTAGATAATCTTGCTTTTAATTTATCTGGGCGATTCATAGAGTAACCTCTATAACCTCTTCTTTTAATATGATATAATAGTCTAGGCTTGTTATTTTCTGCTAGTATTGGCATTCCATAAAATATCATTGCCATAAGTACGTCTTCAAAAAATATTTCAGCAGTTTGTGGCCGTGCGATATACTCTAAAAAGAATTTTGTATTTGGTACATCTTCAGTCATTGAAAATGTTGTTAAACCGTGCAAAGCACCGTTAGATCCACCACCACCCACAGTTCCAGAAATATCATAAGAGTCACAACCAAAAGCTCCAAGGCCATCATTGCCTGGATATTTGATTCCATTTTTTTCTATTACATTATTACGTAGATGCTTTGGAGGTATCCAGCTAACTAAAAATCTACCATTACGCATTGGTGTCCAGACAACTTCTGAGTCTTTTATACCATTTTTCCATGAAAACCCACCGCGAACAACATAGCCGCTCATGGTCATTTCTTCATTAAAATCAATTTGTTCGTATATTTTACTTAAATTAAATAATGAATTAACGGTTTCATCTCTAAAAGCATGCTTTTCTGATCTTGGAAACTGTCTGTAGTATTCGTTTAGTGCATCTGCATCAGATTGTAACCCTTCGACTTCGTTTTCCCAGTGCTCAATAACGCCTGTGTATATGAGCTCTCCGTCAATTCCTTCAATCTTTTCTTGTGGTGAGTCGAACACAGGGTATCCATACTTATCAATAAATCCTTCGTAGCCCCATTCCATAGGTATAAACAAAGAATATAATCCACTTGCAGTCTGTCCATTTTTATTTCGTTTAGTAACGTCGGAGTCATAATATAATTTTTTAAAGTTATCGCCTCCCTTTGCTAAAGCATTAGAAGTTGATCCCATCATGCATTTACCTACTACTTTTGCTCCGAGCCTAAGACACGTTTTCGTGACCCTCCAGTTATTGAGGATGTTGTCCGGCCTTTCCCATTTACCCGATTCATCGTGGACAAGTAACCTGAGCTTCTCCCCATCATACGAGTTGTCTCCTGTATTCTTCCAGTCGATTGTTGTGTCCAAACCCTGTTGTTGGTCTTCTTCCGACGCGGTGGAGCGCATAGAATTTCTGGTAAGTCTTCTTGACGGAACCTTATAGGATAACTCGGTTTTGGGTCTTTCCATACCGTCTTGTACTGGTTTGAAGAAGAAAGGGTAGTTTGATGATATTGGAACCACCTTGTCTGTGAACATCTTCTTAGCATCAGATCCAGATTTAGATAAAATTCCGAATCTAGCGTCTCTTGAGATCGTAGCTTGGTTAACAGTTTCTGAGCTTGCCATGAATGAAAAACCTGACCGTCTGTTCTTAAGGTAGCACATGCCATAACTTCTCTGATCAGCCTTGCACGCCTCCCAAAAGTAATAGAATATTCTATTTGCCTGCCTAAAGTCCGGTGCTCCCACATCGATCTTTGTCCAGTTAAGGTAGATATAGTGTGACCCTGTAATGTAACACGGGGTGCCATTGCACATGAACCAATAACCATTATCACGCCTAGTAAACTCACCGTTAATATAGTCGTAATATTTTTCTTTAATATCGTCTTGATATTGTTTAAAATCATACAGAGTTTTTATTTTACTTAACGATTCCGGTCTTTCCCTTCTTGTGAATACTTGTTTATCTTTTTTAAGTTTTTCACCGTCAACACTTTCTGGGATTTGAGGTAATCCTACCTTAAGACCTTGTATTTCGTATATTTCGCCTAGAGTTCCATCTTTACTTATTATGACACAATCTAAATCTTTGTCATAACCATACTTATATTTTTTAAGCTTATTATTTTTTTTTACTTTTTTGTCGTCAAGATGATCTGAAATAACATTGTATTAAGTTTGTGTATACATTATTTTAATCTATCTTCAACGCCAAGAAACTTTGCAGCGTCTTTTTTATCGTTAGTATTAAGCTCTTCTATTTTTTGTATTATTTTTAATGAATCTTCTATTGCAACCCATTTAGCTTGCGCAGCAATCTTAGCTTTCTCCGGATCTAAATCTTCTAAGTCAATTCTTTGTCTTATTACTTTCTCCAGTTCTACTAGTGCTTTTTCTGAGGCATCAATTATTCTTTCAGTGCGATTCATATTGTAGTGTTATGTGATTTGATAAAATTCTATATAATTTTGTGTCGTCAATATTAAACTCGTATTCTGAATCCGGCGTAAAGCCAACCACGTCTCCTGTGGCTAACCCTAATGACTCTAAATACTCGTTGCTATACACAAGCTCACCA